AATGTCTCATCAAGCAGCCGGCGTCTTCTTCTATAGCAAATCTAGTGCTAGATATCTGTATCTACTTAGGTCGGACATGAGGAATCCAACGTGGAGTATTCCCGGAGGAAAACTTGAGGATAACGAAACATTGCTAGATGGAATTCAAAGAGAATGCACCGAAGAAATAGGGTTCTTCGACGCTGATCTAAAGTTTGTTCCTATTCAAAAATTCGTGAATAATACGTTCGTGTATCATACGTTCTTCTGCGAAGTAGAAGATGAGTTCATTCCTAAATTAAATGATGAACATGTGGGCTATGCTTGGGTAGGAGATGGATTATACCCCAAACCGTTGCATCCCGGTTTGTTTAGTACTGTCAATATTGATGTTGTTCAAGAAAAACTAGATATACTAACTGGTCAATGAACGCATTACATCCCAAGCATCTTTTCTATTACGTCGAATCCCATTGCCCCTGCTAGAACACCCGCACCCATAAGCATCCAGCGCCATTTTTCTAGTGCAGAAATCTTCTTATTAACCTCGTCGTGCTGGGCGTTATTTTCATCCTGAAACCCTTTGATTAGATCATGAGTTTCTTGTAGTTGCACTTTGATCTCATTGCGAAAGTCCTTCAGGTCAGTCTTTAGTTCATCAACTTTTTCGTTGATATTTCCATACTGCACCTGAAGGACCGCAATTTCGGTCTCAGCTTGCTTGAGTTGTTGAACGGAAGAAGTCTGAGCCATAGTCTTCTACCTTATGCGTTGTTGATAGTTACGATTGGGTTCGGCTGACCATTGTCTACGTTCGCAACAGCGGCTGCGTTGAACGATGAAATGACATCCGGGTTAACGTTAGCCAATACCGCAAGACCTGTACCAGAAGCAGTTCCAGTAGCAGTGAATGTGATACCAGTCATGTTAGCCATAGCACCAACTGAAGTCCAGTTTGTTGTACCTGCGCTGTAAATTGTGTATACAGTACCGGCTACTAATGAACCAGGAGCAACTGTTGCTGGGAACAGTTCACTATCGTAGTTGTTGATGCTTGAAACATACTGCGAACCAGAAGCCGCATTAGTTGCGATGATGGACATTTTGTTTGGCGTCAATGCGGCATTCGCTACGTTAGTAGTATAGCAAACACCTGTCAAGCCTGATACCGCACCTTTTACAAGATACTTTGTTTTGCCTTTTTGACGGACAATGTAACCGGCTTCATCATTTGCATACACATATGCTGCATTGCTTGCGATGATGTTAGCGTTAGCAGTTAGCGCAACACGATTCAAGATAGCATTTGGTGTGCCTGTAGCAGCACTCATCTGTACTTCTGGACCGCCTTGATCGGCAGATACAGTAAATGCAGCAGCATTTGCAATGCTCTTAACAAAGTATGTTGTACCTGCTACAAGAGTACCTAAGTTAGCACTGAATGTGATTGGCATGTCTGCAATAAGAGTTTGAGCATTGCCTGAAGTTCCGATAATATTTCCTGATACTACAGTATTTGCTACTGCAACAGTAATATTACCTTTTGTACCACTAGCAAAACCTAGATCAACATAGTCAGTGCTACCGTTGATGTTAGCAACAGCAACTTGAAGTGCTGCGCCAGTTGCTAAGTTAGCAAGATCAGTACCTACACCTGCTACCACTGCACTAGTGTTAACTGCTAGTGGTGTATATAATGTACCTACACCATTAATACCGATTGCAACTGAGGTTAGTACTTGCTTACCGTAGATTCCTGTGTTGCCTCCGACTACACCGTATGTGTTAGAGTTCGTTGCCGGGAAACCTGTACCACCGACCGGGTTATTGAAGTATGCGTCAACTACTGCAACTGATGCAGCTACAGAACCACCTGATGAGTCTGTGAGTGTTGCCATGACTTGAGGCTGAACACTTGGCTGTGTTGCAGAAACGTCAAATGTGCTGTTGGATAGAATTGAATTGATATAATAAATTGTACCTGCTACAAGTCCACCGACCGTAGTAGCAACGATGAACGGCATACCAGCGGCTACGCCGACAGTAGGTGAAGTAGTTAAATTGTCTGATACTGTTACGATACTGCCTGTTGCGGCTGTATCAGTGATTGTCAAGACAGCTTGTGCCTTGGCGATTTTTAGTGGGCGTCCCATTTGTTTTCTCCTTATGGTTGCGAGTTCTAGTCGCTACGCAGTGGGTGCTGCATAAGTTCTCCCTATGAGAACGTATGATGTATTTAGCTTTATTGCGTAAAAATTCATTGAGTTGGTCCACCGTTTGCCGGGGTCGCTGGAACACCAGAAGTACCGGTATTAGCATGGGGAGCGCCAAGTTCAGTGACAGTAAACAAGCTATTTGCACCTGCAACAGATAGATATGATACTATATTTCCCTGTCCAACAATCACGCTATTGAGAGTAGTGTTGGGTGGAACAAACTGACTATTAGCGTTTGCTACCGTATAAGCAACACCGTATGGGTTGTATCTTGCATTAGCTCCGCTGATCGCTACTAAAGCGTTTGCAGCTAGTACTAAGCTAGTGTTGTTAGCAATTGATTGTACGATACCCACTGAGTTACCTCCAGTATTTCCGATCCATGCGCCCACGCTTAACTCAGTAGTGAATGATGTGCCTGACCCTGTAATCACGTTGCTGTTTGTAGCACAAGTGACTGTACCAGTCAGTGCCACGTTCGGGAAACTAGTAGTGTACTGAATCCCAACGTTTGATGTAGCTATTCTCACCTTATCCGTAGCAATGTTTGCTGATGCTGCCGGCGAAGCTGAGTTTGCTGTATATGCGTATGATGCCATTTTATTATCCTTTTAAATTAAGCGAACGTTGCGCCAACCGTGTACCACTGAGTGCTACTAGTCGCGTAATATTGTATACTTGCACCCGAAACGTGTGAATATGCAGCATTTGTTGAACCGCTATTAACGGCTCCACCTGTTGCCGGGTAAACATTAAGAGTATTAGCACTGGTATTATTAACAATTAATACCATACCGGCGACTGCGGTTGGAAGCACCACTCCGTTTGCCCCAGAAGAAACTGTACTGACAACATTAATCTCTTTGGTCAATGCTGTTGCAGTACCCTGTGTTGATCCTGCTGCTGAAATACCGGTTGTGATCGAACGAATATGATAAGAAGTCGCTACTAGGTTTCCACCAGTTACGTTACCTGTTGCGGCTACTACGCCACTAGTAGTTAGATTTCCACCAGTTACGTTACCTGTTGCAATAATAAGTCCGGCTGTTCCTAGGTTACCTACGTTAGCATTGCCGGTTACTGCCAGTGTTGAGGTAGTCAAAAGTCCAGTTGCTGCATTGAAAGAGATGTTGGCGTTAGATGCAAGTGCATAGTTTGCACTAGTATTGGCGCTCACAAATATCGGGTAGAAGGTACCGGTTGTCTGCGTAGTTACTGCACCGAAATCCGAAACGTTTGCATGTGCAACATTGAGGTTAGCTACACGAGTAGTTGACACGACTTGAATAGGAGCAGTACCAGTAGCAATGTTTGAAAATAACCTAGTTCCAGTCACGAGACCGGATGAGACCAAGTTACCAACATTTGCATTACCGTTAACAGTTAATAATGTTGCAACGCTATCATACGTGAGAGCGGAACTACCTGCCAAAGTTCCCCCGCTGTTAAACTGAATCGCGTTGGCAGGAGGGGAAGCAGCAAGAATTCCGCCTGATCCACCCACGTTAGCAATAGCTCTACCCCCTTGTTGATAGACATTGGCTGTCAAGCCGGTAGTAGTTTGTAGAGAAAGGATATTTGAGGCGTTCCCGTCCGCAGATGTTGCGATTCTTATTGTAGTTCCGGTTGGTTTGTCATACACGTAGTATGTGGTGTTTGCGGTAATACCGCTAGTTGACATGTTGCCGATGAAGGATACTGCTGCATTAGCAGTGAACTGTGTTGAATTTCCTATTGTAACTCGATTAGTAGTTACTGTTGTTGCACTGACGTTAGTATATGCATAGGCAGAGTATGCGGACGAGTCTACCGGAGTGCTTAATCCAGAGTCAGAATAGAGTGAGAATGTGTTTGAAGTAAGCACGTTGGCGTAATAAGAATTACCATTTAATTCAGTCATTCCCTGTGCATTAGTGATCGTTACCCTAGAACCTTCAGTGAAGAAGTTGTCTTCTGTCGTGGTAACAACAGCAGGGTTAGCTTTTGTTACGTTCTCGATGCTGGCAGTGATTGTTGCTTTTGGCGTCCAAGAAAGATTACCTGTACCGTCAGTCTGCAACACATAACCACTGGCGCCGCCGTCGAGTTTAACATTACCCGCATCGCCTAGCGTGATCAATCCACCTGCGTTGCCACCGCGATTTACCCAATTGGTACCGTCAAACGCTAGAACTTCTCCATTAGCAAGAGAAGATGCGGTAATGTTAATATTTCCTACAGCACCGTCAATCTGGCTAAAACTGATAGCGGAATACCCAGTAAGTACTTCAACGTTTTCATTCGGAGTTATCTTACCGATGAAAAGTCGTTTCTGGTCTGACGCCCAACCAAATTCGGCTTCATCTAATTGCGGCAGGTCTACTAAGTTACCCGAACGCTGCTGTATCTTCGAAATTTGTAAAATCGCCATAAGAGTAATCTTCACCCATTGATATACTCTTATTTATGCTTTACGTATTCGAAATCCTCATAAGAATTTGGTGTAGTATTGTTCTAATCTTTTGTACCACATGTCAGTGTACTTGTCAAACTCGTTGCCCTCGATGATGAACTCTAAGTACTCGGGTGTAGACAGCACACCTCCCACTAGTTCGGGCTTGACACACATAAAGATAACGCCCTTGCGTATCTTCGTATCATAGACTTCGTTGTGCGCTAGAGCATATGCACAGGTCTGAACAAAGTAGTCATCGATCCATTCTCGCTTCTTTACTTTGTTTGATTGCTTGTGGTCCATAATGGCTTCATCGCCGTCATGCATTCCGCATAGGTCTGTTGTTCCTGCATAGACTTCAGGGAAATACAATGAGACTTCTGTACCCCAAAACTCATCGCACTTAGGCAAACCCTTCTCTATGATTTGAGTAGCCATCAGATGACTCTGCTGACTATAAGGATTGCTTCCGGGTTCGCCGCGCTTATCTTCTCTGATGAAGTCTTCGATCCACTTATGCATCCGAGTTCCTCGGCCCGCCGCTTCGGTAGTGATCTCCTGAGCTTTTTTGTGACCAACTCGCTTTCGCCAGTTTTCTAATGCTTGCTTAGATTCTTCTGACTTAGTTGCTTCTAGGATTGTCGTTACACTAGGAACTTTGAAACCGTCAGGAGTGATATATCTGCGAGAACCGTCGATGTTTACTTTGTTTAATTGTTGATACGGAAACTTATTTGTTATAGCCATATATTATTATAGCACAGCTAGTTAAAGAGTCAAATGAATTGGTTAAGTTTTGAGCGCCCGTTTAGCCATATTTGCAACTGTCTTGTCGTTGTCTGGAGTGGCTGGTTTATCTATAGTATCTTCTTTTTGACCTTTGAATACTACGCGGTCACCTTGAATATTCTTAATCAACCCCTTGAGCGGAGGGGTCTTGATCATATTGTATAGATCGTTGACATCTAGAATAACGTCGTAATCTTGGAAGTAATCCAAAAGCTCATCCACAGTATAATCGTCTCCGATCTCACCGTTATCCAAATCATTTTTCAGTTGATTGGTAAGGGCGACAATCTTTACTACAGTAACATTGTCTTCGTCAAATTCAAAGAGGCGCATTGTTATCGCTTTGCGCGGCCAACACTACCTGTCTGCATGTCTAGTTCTTCTTCCGGAGCAGGCGGAAGTTCTTCCGGAGCAGGCGGAAGTTCAGCCATCGCGTCTGCACCCGCTGCTGCATCTACATCCATTTCATCTGCTGCACTATCGAAGCCAGAATCGAATCCAGAATCGGCTTGACCTGTGATGCCGTTCAACGCAGCTTGTAGTGCGTTTTTAGTTTCTAATAGGGCAGTATTGAGAGCAGCTAGAGAACCTGACACTTGTCCGTTGAATTGAGTGCTTTCGTTGGCCCCGATTTCTGATTGGATCGAATCGACAAGAGCAGGCAGTTCCTTAACAAGCATATCGTTGGCGTCTTCATACATCTTCTGAATTGAGTCAACCATGTCTTGAGCAGCAAGGATAACCTGTGACTTTTCTACTTCTTCGTTTTCAAAAACAATGCGAGGAGTCTTGATAGTTCTGAGGTGTTGAGTTAGAGCCTGTTCCATGAACAATGCTTTCAGATACGAGGGATTATTCTGAGTCTTGTAGAAGTTTGATGACTTCTTTGACTCTCTGAGCAAGTTCGATACTTTGTTCAGCATAGCGCGTGCGCGAGGACCGTCCAATGCAGATACATCAACTCCAAGAGCGAAGTTTTCCTTCAGTGCCCTTGCTGCAACATTCTTGTTATCTAAATCATTAAGTTTCATAGTTGGCTCTTCCGTTTTGATAATGTATTTATCACAGACATCTAAGTTTTGTTTGGTTAGTCCGATTAAACTTTCTAGTCTGGATCATCTTAGAACTATTTATATAAGATTTGATCTCATCTAGGATTTGCTTTCTCTTTCGAGTATCTTCTTGCAGCTTGACCACGTAAAGCCATCTAGAATCTCGGCCCAAATGCTTACGCAACAGTTGTCTATGTATTAGCAACTCAGTATAAATGCTAGACAACTGTAAGTCTAGGGCTTGCACCCTCTTAGCTTCTCGTGTCTTTCCCGCATGATGCAGGGTGCACCAAGCTACTGCATTACGTATAGTTTCAAACTCAATAGGATCATCCTTACTAAAAACTTTAAACCAACCTTGTTTAGTGGGTACAACAGTGTATTTTCCAAACAGTGAATATCTACCGGTTTGATCCTTAGTAATCAATACTTCTTTAAGATCAGACTTCAACTCGTCTTCGAAAAATTGATTTAGCTTGATTTCAGTTTTCATTACCTTACCTCAAAATAAATGTTTTTTAGCTCTTCCGTAGTATCCATGTAAGTAGGTAAATTACCTACTTGATTTGGACAGAGTATCATAGGAACACCGTTACAGTCACTATATAGTGACCCTAAGGGTTCTGTGCCTTTATCAAATACGCTAGTGTGTTGAACTTCAAACTCAAATTTCCAGCAATAGCTAACGGTATCTTCGTTTGGTGTGTAGAGAAATCCAAAGAGATTGAATTCGTGATCAGTCATTTCTATTCTAGTGGGGAATCTAACGACTTCGGGCTGAGAACGCATTGAAATCACCTGTAATATAGTATCAAAGTTGCACTGGGTGTTGCGTTTTTGCAACCATCCTTCAATGTCATCCTGATTTGGTTTAGAACGATTCATCACCCCGGTCTGGGTTATGTCAAAAAGAGTATAACAACATAAGCGATGCATGTTAGTATTTAGACCCAAAAAAACCCGGGGATAAATTAATACCCCCGAGTTCCTGTTGTAGTAGATTTACTAATTATTAGTTAGTGAAAGTTGCGCTTGCTGCACCGGTTACTGTATTTGCAGTGCCGGCTGCTGACAATGCTGCAATGATAGCAGCAACAACGTTTGCGTTTGCACCGAGCGTGTTATTGACTGCCCATGCACCAGTTGGGTACACCGCGAATGCAACAGTATCAGGACCAGCAGTTGTAAACTCATACATGTAAACAGTTGCGAGTTGCTGAACTGTTTGAACCATTGTGTTAACCTGTGCACCTGAGAATGCACCGGTTGAAGCTGCTGAGATCGTGAAGAAGTCGAGCTTTGGACCCTGTGGCTGAACAGTTGCGCCGGATTGAACTGCGTTTAGACCTGAGTTAGTGTATGCTGCTGCGTCTAAGCGTAGAACTGGTAGATAGTCACCGTTTGTCTTTGTAAATTGTGCCATTTTTAATGTTTCCTTTTAATGTGTGAGATCATTGTCTCATACATTTATTTATGCTAGGAAGAAAAAAAGTCGGTTTTGGTATCCAAAATCTTATAAAGCAGAGACTTATTTAGCCTTGAGGAGTGCTGCGATTTGTTTTCTCGCCTCAGGGTCGCCGGCATTGGCACGTTTTAATAATTCTGGATTATCCTTGTAGATTTTGCTCATTCGGGGGTCTAGGTTGTCGCGGGTGTCGCTAACAGCAGGAGCGGCCGAGTTGACGCCAGATTGTTGTCCGGTTTTCACTGCCGGCGGCTCATTTCCAGTTGGCTGGTAGTTTCCGAACGGCGAAGTTTTAGCAGGGGCGCCTTGCTGAGGTAAAGCATTCTCAATTCCAGGAGGAACATTCGGAGATATAGAGGCAATAGCAAACATTGCGTTAGCCAGATCAGTCAGAGCCTTATTTGGCTTTTTATAGTTTGCTTCAATCGCTTGAATTAACGGTTCAACATTCGTTTCACTAGCAGACCAATCAACAGGACCCATGTACTTTTTAAGCCAAGCACGGATGAAGTCAGCAACACCCATTGCATTTGGGTTAGCTGCAACGGGCTGCTTCTTCCCAAATCCAAACAGTTCAGTAACGATTCCTTCAAAAACGAGGTCCATTTTCTTGAAATCAGGGGTTGCAACTGGGATTGGCTTGCAACGGCTTAAGAATACACCCGAGTTGCTGGCACTTTCGTAAAGACGAATTCGAAGACCTAAGTTATCCCATGTTAGCCCGTGTTCTCTGAGCATGTTAGTGATTGCACGATATACGCTCTGTGTTAAGAATTTTTCGCCAGCTTTACTGCTCGCAGTCCAAGTAGGAGCAAGTTTGCTTACATCATACCCTGCGTTAGCAAACTTAAGAATCTTGTTCGCAGCATAAGCCCCGCTTTCTTTATCACCTTTAGCTAGTTTAGCCATGTCACTGTTCAGTGCCGCAGCATAGTTGTCTGGAAGGGGTTTTGCGCCTGCTAGGGTAGCAATCCGGCGAATTTGACCCTTAAGATTTTCGTAAGAATCAGTAGCTGCTGCATTTTTACCACCAGCAGCAGCGCCGCCAGCAGCAGGGGCAGCAGCACCACCGGCAGCAGGGGCAACAGCACCACCGGCAGCAGGGGCAACAGCACCACCGGCAGCAGGGGCAACAGCACCACCGGCAGCAGGGGCAGCAGCGCCGCCAGCAGCAGGGGCAGCAGCGCCGACAGCAGCAGGGGCAACAGCACCACCGGCAGCAGGGGAAACAGCACCACCGGCAGCAGGGGCAGCACTAGGAACGACTCTACCGGATTGTAAACCAGTGGTCAATGACGCCATTGCGTCACCCACGAAGTCTTTAATGAAGATGTTTTTAGCTAATTGAGCTTTGGTAGTCGTCCCAGACTTAAACATACTCTGTAAGCTAGCCGCGCCATAATCACCGATCAGGGCATCTAAAAATCCTTCATTAATTTGAGGTTTTGGCTTTTTAAGTTCATTAATCTTCATGTTTTTTCCTCAAGCTCTTAGAAAATCTTGCTTGATCCTTACTCTTGATAGCACTTAAGAGCTTCTTTTCAAGAAGTTCGGCCTTTTCGGAAGTATAGTGCCGTTGCATCAATTCAATAAGATGAATTGCGCTGGCAATAACATTCGACGCCCGGCTCTCAATGACATGCGAAATGTCACGAGTATCACCGTACGCTTGTAGTTCTTCTAAAAGGCTCTTAGTCTTTTTTTGCATAGTTTAAGGATCCTATAGTCTTATTTAGTCTAAGAACTTGAAATTATTTCTTTAGAGAGTTCAGTAATGACTTGAGTTTAGCTGATTGTGCGTCTACAGCCACTGGTCTTTCTGTCTGATCTATCGCCTCCTGCACAGCGTTGTTCACTGATCCTACTTGACTAGTAGTCTTGATCTTATCCATTATTTGCGACGGAGTTGCTTGAGTGTTCTTGTCACCGTCCGGATCATCGTCTGTGATACGCATAGTCTCAATGTTATACTCTAGGTCGATCTTCATGCCGACGCCAGTCGAACTACGAGACTTCATACACTGAATCTGATACTTGCCACGTTCACGCATAGACCTAGACGTAAAGATACCGAACACGTAGTCAGCAGTATTGATCTTAGAGATACCGCCGGCGATGTGACTGTGATCGAATTCGATTTCTTCGACTGCTGAACGGTTCAACTGAGATGCAGTAATCATCAGAACACCTAGCTCTTTAGAAAGATTTCGGAGTTCTTCTGAGACGTACTTGTCCTTGATGAACTGATCACTTGGATTTGCCTTGACACTGACCGGCATGACAAGATCAAGATAGTCGATCATCACAAAGTCGATCTTGATACCAGTCTGAATCTGCACTTCCTTGATATATGCACGAATCACATTCACGCTTGATTGTGCGGGGAGACCCTTCACACGATACTGACCCATCTTCTTGCCAGCCATCTTGACTTTGAGTTCAGCATCATCAAGATTCTTACGAATGTCCTTGGTACTCATGCTAGTAAGCATTGCGTCAGTACGCAAAGAAGTCAATTCTTCTGAGAGTTCGAGAGTCACGTAGACACCACTCAAGCCCTGCTTCAACCAGTTAAGTGCGATGTTCATCATGACTAGTGACTTACCAGAACCTGAGCCACCTGCAAAGATGTTCAGTTCGCCTCGAGACATGCCACCATACATGACACGATCAAGCTGTGGCCAGCCAGTTGACACCTGGCCGCCTTGATTGAAATACTTGTTGAGACGTTCTTTAGGGTTAGCGAAGTAGTCTGTACCCATGTCACGCTGTAGCGAGATTTGAACAGCGTCCTTGATCAACTTCTCGACTGGATCGAAGTCTCCCTGTTCAAGCAAGTCTGCTGCTTTGAGAATAGCTCGTTCAAGCTCCTGACGTTTAGTGAACTGTTCAAATTCTTCTAAGAACCAGTCATAATGCCCTTCATCAAGTTCAGGAATAGCTTCAACTTCAACCCCTGTCGTTGCTTTGATTTGAATTGGATCGGGCATAATACTATACTTCGTAGTATGCTCTACCATGAACTCCGCGACTGGACGAAGCGTTCTATCAAAGTTTTCCGAATTCATGATGTTCATAACACGAGTATACAACTCCGCGTTAGTTACCATCATTCTCAAGAACAGCGCCTGTACGTCTGTGTTATATTCTTTTATCAAGTTTAGTTCTCGCTATCTGAATTTTAATCTTGCTGTTCGTCGCTGCCTGCAAGATACTTAGTAGTGTAGGAAGTCTGCCGTATTTTACTACAGCATCATTGGCGTCCTTTATTCCCTTACCCCAATCGGGCAATGATACATGGAATCCCAATTCTAATGCTCTATCTATAATTTCTAATCCTGTTTTGTCTTGATCAGGGACAACGATGATGCGGCGGCGCAGTCTACGTAATACATCTGCTTGTTCATCGCTAATCGAATCGTGTGTTACTGCACAACCATTCAAGCTGATTGCATCAAGTACACCTTCAAAAACCAAGCATACTTCGTTGTCTGGATGTTGCTGATCATAACCAAAGACATACCCTACTTGTTGGTTCTTGATATATTTAGGAATGCGATTGTCGAGATAGCGACTGATGTGACCAACTGGTTTACCATCGAACGTATACGGAATGATAATTCTGTTGCGATTTCTTGCATCATCTTCTGGCGAAACCATAAACGAAAAATCTTCGGGTTTATATCCTCTAGATGCCAAGTAATCAACATATTTCGTATGGTCTGGATTTAAAGGATCAAGAGGTACAGCATGGTCTGGAAGAGGTACTTTATCGAACTTTATTTTCCATTTTGGCTTATACGTACTTACAACATCTATTATTCTTCTTTGCCTTAGACTTTCGAAACTCCATTTGGTAATTTGATCATCGTCCACACCACACCAAGAAAGTAACTCTCTCAATTTATATGAGAATGGATTACCTAAAGTAAATCTAGTAGAGAATCCACAGTTGAAGCAATGGTATGTCCAGCTATCATTGCTATCAAAAGTAATACCTGCTCTGCCTCGGTCATCAGCCCGATGTCCGTTGTGATGACAACAGACCGCATTGAAGCTATACCACCCTTTTGAGGCAATCTTCTTCTT